TTCTTCTTATATACTACACGTTCGGTATACATCTTCTCCATAAGTTCAGGTAAGAAACCTTGTTTATCTCTTTTAAACATTGCGCCGTTTGGTGCGATAGTTACGTTACGATCTTTTGCCCATTTAAGATTTAGTTTTTCATCTAAAAAGTTTTCTACGCCTACTGCTTTAGGTTCTACACCTAAAAACGTTTCAGGACTAATATTGTATTGCATAATTAAATGCGGATATAGTGAGTTCAAATCAAACGAAACAATCCAGTTATGTAATCCTAGCTGTGGATCTTTTACATATGCACCTTCGTATTGTGAATCTTTTATCTGATCCTCTCTTGGTGGTATAATAATATCTTTTGTAAGTAAATGATTATAGATTAATGTATCCCAACATCTTACTTGTGAATAAACATCTGTATAATTTACTTTGTAGTCATATGCCATAGTCAAGCATAACTCAATCAGTTTCATTTTGTCTTCAAGTCTATCAACAAGTTCTACGTCTTGTATATTATACTCTACAAATCTTTGATAGTCTTTTGTATAGAAATCTTTAAACGTTTCATATGGATTATCTAATTTAGATTCGCCTAGTTCTACCTTGGCAATGTAATTTAGTTTATAAGACTCTTGCCTTACATAAGTAAATTTTTTATACAGATCAAAATAATCTAATACAGATACGCCTAGTATATTCCAGTATTGTTGATTCTTTTGACCAAGTTGTATTCTATCTGCATTGACATAATTCCATGGCGACATTTTATTAATTGTATCATTATCAAACATAAATCTCATACGATTCATAAGATAAGGTATGTCAAAGAATTTTACATTCCAACCAGTAACAATATCAGGATGATTTTTACACCAAAATTTTAGAAACTCTAATAGTAAGTGTTTTTCATTTTGACATTTTACATATGTTACGTTTACTTTTTTAGAAATAAAATCACCTGTACCCCATGTTAATATCTGTTTGTTAGTATGATTTTTTACAGTAATACAAATAATCTTTTCTTTTGCAGTATCAGGATCGGGAAAGCCGTTCTCACAAGTAGTTTCAATATCAAGTGTGAATAGTTTGATATAATCTTTATTCCATCTCATCTCGCCTTTGTATTCGTCAGCGATGTATTGATAGTTGTATCTATTCATACCATAGATTTTATATTCAGGTATGCCGTTATACTCTTGGTAGAAATGTTTTGCTTTTGATATAGAATCAAATCTCTTTGATTTTAAATTTATGCCGTCTAGTGTTTTAAATTTTGATTGTTCTTTTGTAGGAAGATATAGTGTAGGACTATAATTGATACGACTTAAATAAGATTGACCGTTATTGACACCTCTTATAAGAAGCTTACCTTTATGCTCTACAACGTTTGTGTAAAAACTACTCGCCAAATTCATATTCTATTATAACATTAAAAGACAAAAATGTCAATTACGTGATGATTTTATTTTTAGGTGTAACTATCTGACCTGTATTTTGTTGATATGCACCAATCATATTATCATCTGGTGTTGTTTCAGTAATTATATTTGCTGATTTAATATGTATAACTTCGTCTTTTGTGTATGGTATGTAAGGATGAAATCCTATTTGCATAGGTTTACCAGGTTGTCCTTGCATTGGTATTAGTACAAAAGGTTTCTTTATTGCTACAGAACCATGGATGTCTGATTCTTGTGGCGTACCAATCACGTCCTCACCAGAAGTGAGTCTGTATAATCTAATCATAATATACTCCTATTCAGTTTTAGTTTCTTCAGTTGATTGTTTTTTTCCGATATTATATTTTGCTTGCAAATTCCATTCGTTCTTTTCTTTGAAAGCAATAATTTTTATTTGTGACAAAGGTGCTTTGTTTTCAGCAGCCTCTGGTTTAACTATAGACAATAAGTTCCAGTCTTGTAATAAAACTGATATTGTGTTACGTCTTTGTACATCATTCTCAACTAGTGTTGCCTTTTTACCATCTAAAGCAAAAAGTTCTTTAAAATGTACTATGTAATATTTACCTTGTTTGTGTAATATGTGACACGATTGAAATAGTGTTTTGTCTTTACGACTTGCAACACCTATTCTGGATAAAGTCTCCCTTATCTTTAAAAAATCATCTGGCTGTTTAAGTGTAACCTCTAACATCTGCTCAGGTGACCAGTTAAAACTTTCTTCACTCATCTTTTTCTCCCACCCTTATCAAGCTTTTCTTTGATAAGATTCAATTGTTTTTTATCTAGTATGTCAAGGGCTACTTTTGCTTTTGCGTTGCTATAACCATAATATTCTTTTACATACTCTAAATTTTTGGACTTAGCAGTGGTTACCCACTTCCCACCAAATCGTTTTCTTTTTCTAATACTATTTAGTAGAAAGTGAAACTGGAGACGTTTAGTGAGGCTGTGATGAATATTCATCTCGTTTGCCATCATTATGCAATCTACGTGTTGCGATAGGCAACGATTAATTACGTACGGTGGATATTTCTTTTCCCAAGTGAGATCATCTCCGTCTAGCAGATTAACTTTTGACCAGTTAATTGCATTGAGATAATCAGATAATTTGTATTCTATCATAATATAATTTCTGGTGCCGCTTCACGGACTTGAACCGCGGACCTACTGATTACAAATCAGTTGCTCTACCAGCTGAGCTAAAGCGGCCCTATTGTTAAAACCTAAACAAGGTCTTGCTTTTAAAGTATCTTTTTTCATGTTTTTTGTGACCTTTGTGACTTCCCATATAGTAGTCGCCTGGTTCGTAATCCCAAACTTTACCATGATGGCCTCTTACATCTGCCCAAAACATTCTACATTTCACTAACAATTTTCTTAATAATGTTCTTCTTGCCATTTCTTCCTCTACTTAAATTTACATTCGGCCATGATCTGTGTCAAGCACGCAACCATATTTATCTCGTGGTCAGCCACAAACGCTGATTTATATTGATAATCGGCGATTGTTAATACGGCTGCAGGGATAGATTGAGGTTGTAAATGTTTATAGAGTATATCATAGATACCAGAGAATAGAGAAGAAGGATCTTTGTCTAGGTTCTGAACAACCCATTTACGCATATCACTAAATCTTTTTTCTTTTAGTAACTTAACAAGTTCTTTATTATTGATTTCTGATAATGAAACTAATATACCACTATCTATCTTACCTCTTACAGAATATCTTTGTAATTCGTTGATAGTTCTTCTAAAGTCTGGATAGTGTCTTTGTATTAGTTCAGCAACTACTCTATTGTCGTATTCTATGTTTTCTGATTTAAGTATTTCACCTAGTCTTTTTAAAAATGCAGTAGCAGTTTTTACTTTCTGACCATTTGTAATACGAAAATCAATAACGGTACAACGACTATGTAATGCTGGGATTATCTTATTCTTAAAGTTACAAGTAAATATAAATCTACAATTCTTATAAAACGTTTCAATAAAGTTTCTTAATGCAGGTTGAACACTATCAGCATTCATATAATCTGCCTCATCAACTATAACGACTTTATGATTAGAACCACCATCTAATGAAACACTAGACGCAAAGTTCTTAATTGTAGTTCTTAAAGTATCTATGTGACGGCCTTCGTCTGAACCATTGATGATTATATAATCAGCACCTAGTTCTTCACACAAGGCACGAGCAACTGTTGTTTTACCCGTACCTGCTGTGCCTGAAAGGAGAAGATTTGGTATTTCTTTTTGTATAAGAAATTTAGAAAATGTATTCTTTAAATCTTCAGTTAAGATACAATCTGATATTTTTTTAGGACGATATTTTTCAACCCATAGGAAATCTGACATTTAGACCTCCTTAAAATGTTGAGTCTGCTTCTAAAGCAATCCAATATTGTACTTTAACCTTTTTGTTTATGAAGTGAGCAATTTTTGCCTTTGATAATGCAACATCATAATCACCAGGAATAATTTTCATATTCTCGGCCTTGACATATGCAGTAAATTCTAAATCAGTTTCGCCAACTACTACACTTGACTCGTTTGAGTTAGAGTTCTTTTTATCTAATGCAACAAGTTTTATCTTGCCATTCTCGCCTTTGAAAGCAATGTCAGGTAGACTCAAGTTAGTATATAACTTCTTAACAGATTCATAGTCACTATTCTTTAGTGAAAATGTAACCGTTTTATCTGGCATTGATATTTGTTTAGATGGATATCTTAAAGTAGATTTATCAGCAAATGCATATCTAGCTGATAGTGTAGATTTCTCATCTTGTATTTTTAGATTAGCAGTACCGTTAAACTTTAGTACTGGTTGTTGAAAAGAATCAATCGCTCTTAAAAATTCAGGTAAATCATATACACCAAATTCACTTTCAAATTCTTCTTCAACGTCTGCCTGTGCCATAATATTTTTCATGGTACTCATTGTACTTAATGACTTACCAGGTTTAAATAAAATGTTGGCATTGATATCCGAGAAATTTCTCAAAATACCAATTGTATTATCACTTATTTTCATTTCATCTCCTTATCATAATTTAATAATAGTATAACATAATGTACCGCTTTCAACAAGTCAGCACGGTTGTGTCCATTCTTTTTGCCATATCTACACAAATATTTGATTGCGTTAGCATGACAAAAATCTTTTCCGATCTTTAATGTTTTAAGTAAATCTAAAACTTGAAAGCCACCTTTACCTGTAGAGTAATGTTCGCCATAAGTAGATTTAACATAATCACCAATCTCTTTTAAGATTTTATCTTCATTGTATTTCATAATTTAATTATAACATTAACTAGGGTTAAAGTCAATGTTTGGCAACGGTTGATCGTGTCTTGGATCAGTTTGTTGTAAATACTTTAACATATGCTCTGGTGATGACACCGTATAAGGGTCACCATCATTGTTATCCTGCTTACCAGGTTCTTCAAACACAACTTCTACTGTACCATCATTTACAATTGCAGCGTAACGCCATGATCTCATACCAAAACCATCGTTAGTTTTTTCTACAAGCATATCTACTTGATCTGTGAAATCGCCATTACCATCAGGTATGACTTTAACGTTTTGTAATTTTTGATTGGCTGCCCAAGCGTTCATCACATAAGAATCATTTATTGATAAACAATAAACTTCATCTATACCATGTTGTTTAAATACGTTATGTAATTTTTCGTAACCAGGTAGTTGTTGATTTGAACATGTTGGAGTAAATGCACCAGGTAGAGCAAATAATATTACTCTCTTACCTTTGAAGTAATCATCTGTACTTACATTCTTCCATTCACCTAATGATCTAGTTCTAAAACTAATATCAGGTATTTTATCACCTTTTTTCATTATATAATCTCCTATAAAAATTAATTATGATTCTATTATATACTAAAAAGGGCGACTAGTCAAGTAGCCAGCCGCCCTATCTATTATAGTAAGTGTCTATTACAATATTCCATTATTTGATTGAAATAGTCTTTAGTTTTTTAGACTCAGGTATAATCTTTTCCATAGATACACTTAATAAGCCATCTTTTAACTCAGCGCCTTTAACCTCTACGTCATCAGCGATTGTAAATGATCTCTTAAAGTATCTTTTTGAAATACCTTTGTGAATTACCTCACCGTCTTTGTCTTTAGACTTATCCTCTTGTTTAGACTCGATAGTCAAAATACCGTTCTCTACTGATACATTAATATCTTTTTTATTGAAACCTGCAAGAGCAACCTCAATATCAAATTTATTATCACCAGTTTTTACGATATTGTATGGTGGGTAATTAGACACATTAATAGCGTCATATTGATGGTCAAACATACTCTCAAAGTGTGAGAATACATCATCAAATCCTACTGATAATGGTCTTAATTGATTGAAAATAGATAGTGCTTTATTGGTCATATTAACCTCCTTTTGTTAAGCAAAGTTATTTTCTGACAACCCTATAAGGCGTTGTCTAATCTTATATAATAATTATTTATATAAAATCAAGCGCCAGTTTCCTTTTGTCACGGAGTTAAACTGGCAAAGATCACCGATTCGTTGGGGTGTTTTATAGTGTCTATAACTAATGGCACACCCCTTGCCTTTCTATACCCCTACGAGGTCTTACGAATTGCCTTGTAGTAATAATATATATAACATCAACAGACGGCATAGAATACTTAAATTTTCTTAACTTTAACGCCTTTTACCCAACGATATCCTAATAATTCATCATTAGCCTTTTGTGCTTTTCTGATTACTTTAAATCGTTCTTTGGCTTTTTCACGTTTAATTTCTGACGGTTTAGAAAAATATTGTTTAGCCCTTATGTCTTTAACAATACCAGCCTTTTGTACTTTTTTCTTTAGTACTCTCAAAGCCTTCTCTAAATTACCGCCTCTTACTTCAACCGTAATACTCACTACTATTTACCTCCCATCTCATTCTTTGGTTGTTTTTCCCATACTGGTGGGTTGTCACCACCCACGTCATAGTCATGGTACGAACCTTTTTTATATGTATCATAATCTGGTTTAGGTGCCTGTCCTTTAACACCTTTATCAATATCATCTTTTGTAAATGCAGGTTTCTTACTCTTATCTAAACTTCCCATGTTATATGCAACACCTGGTTTCATCTTTTGTACTTTGCCACCTTTATCTAAAAATTCTTTCATCATTCTATCACGTTCCTCTTTTGAGGTTTTAGGTTTGATAGTTTCTAATCCACTATTGTCTTTAAAATTACTCATTTAGTCCTCATTGTAAATAATTTATCTAAAAAATAATACCACACACCATTGATTGTAGGTTCTACTAAAGCAACAGCACCTGCCTCCCAAAGACTTGCACCTGTAAGAACACTTACAACGGACATGGCGATTATAATATGTCCTATTGTATAAACAAGTGCCCTGCCGACACTTGTGTTTTTTATTAGTTTAAAAATTCCTGTTTGAAACTCACTCATATTTTACCCTCAATGCAAGAAAACTTGTGGCCATTTCTGGCCACAAGCGGACTTACACTATGGATAGATTTAGACGGTGAAGTTATCCTCATCATCTTCCTCACTATCATCGGATTTCTTTTCTGATAAGATTTCGTCCTCTTCGGCCTTCTTCTTATCAGCAAGAATCTGTTCTACTGAAGCACCACTATCTACTTTACTATATAGATCAACAAATGATGTTTTAGTATCATCATCAAATCTATTAGTACAAACAGCGATTGCCTTCATTTTATTTCTGAAGATACCATATGCTTCTGCAATATGGACAAGTCTTCTGGTACTTATAATCTCATCAACGCCGCCATCATTATAAGTTTTTCTTATAACATCAGCCCAAGTTACTAAATTATGAGCAAACTTCTCATCTTTTTTACCAGCACTTACAAGTTTCTGAGCAACAATTTTTTCTTCAATCTTAGCAGAAGGATATTGTTGTTCAAATGTAACTGGAAATCTTTCTAAAAATGCCTCGTTAAGTACATTAGTACCGATAAACTTACCGTCATCACTACCTTGACCTTTAGTGTTAGCAGTTGCAATCACATTAAAGCCAAGTTTAGGTTTAACAAACTTGTTTATCTTTTTAACATAGACACCCGAACCTTCAAGGATAGGTTGAAGACACATTATCTTATTACTTGCAAGGTCAATCTCATCAAGTAAAAGAACAGCACCTCTCTCCATCGCCTCAATAACAGGACCATTTTGCCATACGGTCTGACCATCTTTTAGTCTGTAACCACCAAGTAAATCGTCCTCATCGGTTTCAATCGTAATGTTACATCTTATCATCTCTCTTTTAGACTCGGCACATGCCTGAGTCACAGCAAGAGTTTTACCATTACCAGACAATCCAGTAATGAAAACAGGATAAAACTTTTTAGATTTTACGATATTTTTAATATCAGCATAATTACCAAAATTAACAAAGTCAGTATCCTTCGCAGGAACAACATTATCGGTCAATGAAGATACGATATAAGCAGCCTTTGTATCATTAGATATTTTAGTATCAGTTGTATCAACTGAAGTTGAATCATCCATAGAGTCAACATTAAGAGTATAAACTCCTCTATCAACTTTGTACTTGTCTGATTTCAACCAAGAAGGATTTTTGATAACCTTCTTTTTAACAAGAGCATTAATCTCTGCCCTAGTCACCGTATCTTTTTTGTA